AAAGTAATTACACCGGGTACACAGATGTTCGTAGCAACTATGGGAGGAACCGGTGCAACGGCTATAGTTACATAACCCACATTAAAATATAAAATGTACTTTCTTTATATTAACAGTATTTGTGTTACTATTATTATTTTTTTCTCTTGGTATAAATTCGATATCTATTTTATCAACAGAACTTAATATAAGTTTTTCTTTTTCTTTAATGGTTAATGTTTTCCAACCCTCAATAATAAAGTTTCCAATAGATTTTATTTGCTTTTCGTGTATTTCTTGAACTGTTTCTTTATTTTCTTCACGTTTAATATCTTCTAATTGTCTTTGTGTTTCATCCATTATTATTTTAAATTCTTCTTCCTCTACGTATCCCATTGTATACGCACGCAATAACTTTGTTCTTTGCTCTTTTATTCTTTTCTTATCGCTTTCTATATTAATTTCTACTTTCTTAGGTTTGTGTATTTCAAATCGAGTTAAGTCCATTTTCTCTAATTCTTCAATGAATTTATTCTCTATTTCACTTTCGTTAAAAGATATATTTCTGGAATATTTATCACGATGGCACTTGTCACAAGTATAACGTCTGACATTATAAGATCTACCATTTTTTGGGCGAATTGTACCGGCATATAAATGCAAGTTGCCATTGCATTGCGGACACTTCAAGACACCCCTAAAAATAGCATTATGTTTAGATTTGCTTTTATGTGTTTTGTTTTCTATTGCGTTAATTACTTTGTGATAGTCATCATCGCTTAATACAGGTTCGTGCGTATTCTCCATAAATATATCGCCAAACTTTGTATGACCTCTTAAAACTGGGTTTTTTATCAATCTTATAATTGTTTGCCTGTTCCAATTTTTTATTTTAGAAGGCTTCTTTTTTGAATTCAGTAACCTTGCAATTTCATTAGCGCTATTACCTTCTTTAAATTTCTTTACTATATATTCAATATATTTAGTGTTTTCATTCGGTACTAATTTACCTTCTATATTGTCATACACAAAAGGTTGCTCACGAATATATTTTCCACTTTCCACTGCTGCACGACTGCCAAAGAGAGAGCGCTCTCTTATAGTTTCTCTTTCCCATTCAGCCATCGCGCCTACAATGGTTATAAATAACTTTCCTATAGCCGTTGTAGTATCAAAAACTTCTGTTGCGCTCTTAAAAGAAACGTTGTACTTTTCAAAACGTTCTAACATTTCTAAAAGATCTCTTACATTACGTGTTAGCCTGTCCAATTTGTAAACTAGAACTAAATCAAATTGAGTTAGTCTACTGAATAAATCTTGTAATGCCGGTCTTTTGGTAGAACTACCACTAAAACCGCCGTCTGTGAAAACTTCATATTCTTTCCATTCATTAATTTCACAGAAAGAAATAAGTTTTTTTCTTTGTTCATGTATTGAAAATCCGTTTAAATTTTGTTCTGCAGTACTTACTCTCGTATAAATTGCTACTTTCATTCTTCCACTTCCTCAAAAAAAGTAAAAAATAATAAGGGTAGGCTTGCTACCCATATAAATTTATTTAATTATTTTTTGGTGGCGTATCTGTTCCGAAAATTGAGGGGTGGCCACCAGAATGGTCTTGTGGTACTTGTTCCATTTGTGATTCATCGTGAGTAGTTGGTTTTGTTTTGTTCCATTCATCTATTTGTGAAGGTGTCATATATCCATTATCTTGTTGTTTATTGCTTTGGCTAGTGTTTGTCTGAGATTGACTTACTTGTTGTTTTCTCTCGTAAGATTGATTTGTTGATGATTGTGCTTGTTTCATTTGAGGATTTTCATTATTTCCGTTATTATCTTGTGGTTTTGAATTATCGCTTTTAAATGTATTTTCTGATTCGTTATTCGCAACATCTTTACTATCTTCTTTTGAACTACTAGCAGAATCGTTTATAATATCATCTGCCGCAGAATAATCTACGGACTTTAGTTTGCTAATATCTATTTTCTTGATACCCAGTTTTTTACCCTCTGTGCCTTTAGTAGCTTTAAGTGTCACTTGCTTATCATTTTCTAATTCATAAGTAATAATACCTTTAGCAGTTTTGCCTTTCTTAATTACATCATTGTTGTGTTTGTCCCATTTTTCGAATTTACCAGTATTAGGCGTTGGACCAACTTCAAGTTTACTTTCAGTATTTTCACTATCTTGTGTAGTCTCCATCGACGCTATCCAAACATTCATTGGTGTGATTTGTTCGTTCCCGTCTTTGCTTTTAACTTCGTATTTAAAAGCTAATAGTTTCTTACCATTATCCGAATCCTTATCATTAACTAAAAATGTATCTTTTATTTTCAAGACAGCTTGATCCAGTACTAAAGTATCGTTAGTGAATTGCACTTTATTTTCATCAACGGAAGTCATTTTTTTCGAATTGCTATCGTTATTACCACATGCACCTAAAACTAAGAAACAAGATAATAAAATAAATAAAACCTTTTTCATTCTACATTTCTCCTTTATTCATATAATTTATATTAAAGCGCCACTAGGTCGCTATTAATTAATATTTAGTTCTTTCAGTTATTTTAGATTCCATTACTCGCTTGTGTTGTGCTTTAGCTTTTTCTATTTCTTTTTTTACTTCATCGCTTTTCATAAAATCTTGTGCTTCTTTAAGTTCTTCTTCGGAAAATTGTTTACCACCTGTATTAATGTGTATATGTTCGAATTCTTCATTGCTATTCATTATCTTTATTACTCCAATCATCTATTTCTTTTTTAGTTATAGGTAGTCCCTTATCTAATCTTTCGGTTAATTCTTCTTCGGTATAAACAGGTATACTTGTGACTTCATCTTCTATAACATTAAAGTTAAATTCTCGCCACTCCATACAAAAACCTCCTATAAAATAACTTTACCTACTAACTCAACACCTTCATTTTCATAAAAATGTAAGTCGCGATAATTTTTGTTAAGTGAGATAAGTGTTAATCTATCTTCACCTACATGAACCTTTTTCACATAAGATTCACCATTAATAATGAAAACGCCGATCTGTCCATTTTTAATGTTATTCGATTTCTCTACAAAGATAATTTCTTTATCATTAAACATCGGTTCCATTGAATTACCATTAACTTGTAATGCAATGTCGTGAGGTGGTACATATCCTTTAATATTAACTTTAAACATAGGTTCATCAAATATCTGTTCACCAGTACCAGCAGAAACATAGCCATTGACAGCTGTTTCAGTTGTGTTGTCATTTTTATATGTATCCAAATCAATGACATTAACATCAGTAGAGTTCTGCAATTCTAATTGATGGTTAGCAAATTCGAGTACATTGTGTTGGCGTGGAGGCGTGAGGTGATTGTACACAGTTGTGATGTCGTTATCTTCTTTATAAGTAGTATCAATATCACTTTTTACAATTCCAAAAACATCAGCTATTTTTTGAATTACACCATGTGATGGGTTTGATCTTAAATTTAAATAGTCGCTTAATGTAGATGGTTTAACATCGATTAATTCAGCTAACTGTTTTTGTGTCATTTTAGTTTCTTTTAAATACTTTCTTATATTATTGGCAATTATTTTGTTGCGTTCTTTATTCATATATCATTACCTCCTTATTTCATATTATACGAAAATTTCATATCAAAGTAAAGTTTTTTACGAAAAAAACGTATTTTATGTTGACAGTACGAAAAAAACGTATTATATTGGTATTACCGAAAGGCGGTGATTACATGAAAACATTAAAAGAGTTGAGAACTGATTACGGATTAACTCAAGAAGAGCTAGGAGATTTATTCAAAGTCTCATCACGTACTATTCAAAATATGGAAAAAGATTCTACTAATATTAAAGATAGTTTACTTTCTAAATATATGAACGCTTTTAATGTTAAATACGATGATATTTTTTTAGGTAACGAATACGAAAATTTCGTATTTATGAATGATAAAAAGAAATCAATCATTTTAGCATTTAAAGAAAAAGAACACCAAAAAACTTAAAGGAGGATATTATGGAACAATTTACATTAACAAAACAAGAATTGATAGAAATTGTCGAACGTGAAGTAAGTAAAAGGTTGGATGGTGTTAAACCTATGAAACCCATATCAATTTTTTCAGATGTAAGACTTAACGAAGATGATATAAAAAATATCAATGAGAAATTCAAATTTACAAATATTATACAAACACCATATAGAGGTCACCATTATAAACCACTTGCTCTAAAAAAATATCCTTGTGGAGGAAACGATTATTTTAATGGAAATGTACATGATGATCAAATACACGACCATATTAGAAAACTTACTTTAGCGATTTTTGGAGTTACTAAAAACTCTGATTTGCAAAAAAGAGAATACGGCGAAGCAATTAAATTTTATAGAAATATCAAAAACATGTACCTATATCTGTACAAAAAAAGACTTTCAAATCTCACGATTGATGATTTCGAATAAGGAGGAAATCAAATGGAAGAGCAAAATAAAAAAGTCATCTATTACTACTATGACGAAGAAGGTAATAGACGACCTATACTTGAATCGAATTGTTTAATTGACGGTTATGAATCGTTATACGAAAGATTTCCAAAAACAAAAAATAATCTTTATGCACTCATTCAAGGCAAAGAATTCAAATTAGCTTAAACCTATCCTCATAAGGAGTATAGCAGAAAGGAGAATAAACATTATGCATGATTTAAAAGTATTCCAAAACTCACAATTTGGAGAATTAGAAATTTTAACTATTGATAACAAAGAATGGTTTCCAGCAATTAAAGTCGCTGAGATTTTAGGATATACAAATCCGAGAAAAGCAATTAGAGACCACGCAAAAGAACGTGGGGTAACGATTCGTTCCGTCATCGATTCATTAGGAAGAAATCAAGATAAGAAATTTATAGACGAAGGAAATTTATATCGATTAATCACACGTTCTAAACTACCACAAGCAGATCAATTTGAAGAATGGGTGTTTGAAGATGTTTTACCAGCTATTCGCAAACATGGTGTATACGCAACAGATGATGTGATTGAAAACACATTAAACAATCCGGATTACATCATTAATGTTCTTACTGAGTATAAGAAAGAAAAAGAACAAAACTTACTTTTACAGCAAGAGGTTGAGACAAATAAACCTAAAGTATTATTCGCTGACTCGGTAGCTGGTAGTGACAATTCAATTCTAGTTGGAGAACTAGCAAAAATATTAAAACAAAACGGTGTTGATATTGGACAAAACCGATTATTCAAATGGTTAAGAAATAACGGCTACTTAATTAAAAAAGGTGGAGAAAGTTATAACTTACCAACTCAAAAAAGTATGGATTTGAAAATTTTAGATATTAAAAAACGAATAATTAATAATCCTGATGGCTCTAGTAAAGTCTCACGAACACCAAAAGTAACAGGTAAAGGCCAACAATACTTTATCAATAAATTTTTAACAGAACTAGAAAC